CACACGTACATATTGATTGACACACCAGAGTGTGGAAGCCACCAAACAAATTGGGCTCACTAGTTGATATAGATTGAATTGTTGGCAGTCGAAAAACACTATATAGTTTGTAGAAACCCCTTAGCAACAGGAACGAAGCGGGGGAATATTGTTACATATAATGTACATTGTATATTATAAGCAACATAATGTCGACGTAGGTTGGGAAAGGTCAGAGCCCATCAAACTTGTGTATAAACAAATACCTACTTCCAATGTCTTGGCGAATGTGCGACTCACATGAGGTTTTAAGATTAGGTGGGACTAGAAATAGTTCCGTCTGACAAAAACAATCTACATGAAGTTAACACATTATCATTTACATGATAATGCTTTAATGTATTCAATAACTACTATTAATAACGAAGTGTAAGTAGTTTGAGCGTTAGCGAAAACTTGTATGAGCTTGCTCATACATTAATAGTTTATCTAAGTTTGAAATAAATATGTTATAAATACATATAAGTAACTATAGTGCTTAAAGGAATAGATATGAAGATTAATGAATTATCGAGATCACAGCAAGTTGATGAAGTACCTGCTGGTGGCTTATCTCAACTAGGTAATAAACTTGGTGCAAAGATATTAAGTAAGATACCTGGTGGTGCTGCAAAGTCCAAAGCTGGCAACATGGCTGGCAAAGCTGACTTAGGTGATACAGCAAATAACTTACACAAAGAGTTTAATACATATCTAGGTACTCAGGGCAAAAAAATGGCCCAAGCAACTGGCGAAGAGCTAAGTGCGTTTTTACAATCTAAAAAACATAAAACATCTGCTACTATTCCTAGTGGTGTTTTACAAAAGAAACAACTTGATGCTGTACTAATGCAAGCTGCCAAAGAAGCACTAGCTGGTAAAGGCGGAGTACCGGGCACAGCAGGAGCACCTGTTAAAGGTGGAGCTGCTGGTGGAGCACCTGTTAAAGGTGGAGCAGGCGGTAAAGGCAAAGCAGTAATACCTGATAACATATTAGCTCAACTAAAGCAAATGAATCCTGAGCAAAAACAACAATTGGCAGGAATGTTACAATGAAAATTAATGAAGTAGCACTATACGAAAACAAATCACACAGAATTCTTAAAGAAGGTTGGCAAGACCTAACAGAAAGTCAACAGAAGCACATAGGGCGTTGGGAAACAGAACTTTGGCCTTTACTAGAGCAGTACCAAAAACTTTCTGAAGCAGAACTTACTAAAGATCAAATTCTAGCTATCTTTAAAGGTGCTGAAGAAAATGCAATGGCCACAGGTAACAATAAAAATGCATTAGGTAAAGCTGGTGCAGGCGTTGCAGCAGCTGCTAAACTTCCAGTTGACCTTGCTAAAAAGATTGATGCTAAAATTAAAGAACTTGGCGCAATGGCTAAAAAATCTGGTCCTGTTAAAAATATGGACGCTAAGTTTGCTGAACTTAAGAAAGATATTAGTGCTAAAAATAGCGACAGTAAAGTTGTACAAGGTATACAAACAATAAGCGACTGGGCAAAAGAAAATCCCGGCAAAGCTACACTAGCTGTTGGTATCTTAACTACTATTGCAGCATTTGCAGGCGGTCCAGCAGGGGGTGCAGCCGCAGGTTTAATACTACGGGCAACAAAAGATCTATTACAAGGTGAAGACCTTTCAAGTGCTATTGGTAATTCAGTTAAAACAGCAGCTTATGGTGCTATTGCAGGTTGGGCTATTAACGGACTTGGTGATTGGCTTGGAGGCATTAGAGCAGATGCAGTTCCGTTTGAAAAAGCCGAAGGCGTGTCTACAGTTAATTTAGACTTTACTAAGACAGTATCAAGTTGGGGCATGACTCACGAACAACAATTAGTTAATATGATTGTTCCAGATAGTATGGCTGAAGAAATTACAGGCATGGTTGCTGAAATGAGTAAAGCAACAGCCGCAGGTGATCATGCTGGCGGCATAGATATTTTTGATAAGCTATGGGCACAGGCTAAAGAATTTAATACAGGCAGTGACGCATATAAGCAGTTTGTTGAAGATGCAGCTTTTACAAATGAGGTTGCTGCGGCAGTAGCACAAGCTAACGACACTGCACTACAAGCGATTAAAGGTGCAACAGAGGTTATGGCCGCAACTGCACAAGGTTCATTGCAAGCATCAGGTGATGATGCTAAAGGTGAAATGAAAGTTGACGGTAAAGAAGTTGAACCTGAGCAAGGTGAATTAGATCTTAAAGGTGGTGAAAACCCTAAAGGTACAGAGTCTATTGAAGAAATGACAGCAAGATTAGATTTGTATCTTGCTGAAGCTGATCCTGAGCAAGGTGAATTAGGTTTAGACAATCCAAACACATTTGGTGCAAAACTAAAGCGTGGCGCAGGAGCCTTAGCAGGTAAAGCAAAAGATGCGGCTGCTTCCGCTACAGGCGCAGTTAAACAAGTTGGTAAAGACTTAGGCAACAAAGTAACTGCTAATAAATTACAAAAAGCTTGGAAAAAAGCTGGAGAGCCAATGGACACTGGTTCGATCATGAACATAATGCAAGACGCAGGTATGGACGATGATCAAATTTCAGCAGTTGGACAAGCAAACAAAATTGAATTAACACCTAGTGCGGCAACTAGTGCAGATCCTGCTCAAGCAGATACCGATAAAGATGGTAAAGATGATGCAACCGGTGAGCCAATGAAAGCAACTGGCAAAGTTGTACCTCAAGCAGATACCGATAAAGATGGTAAAGATGATGCAACCGGTGAGCCAATGAAAGCAAAAGCCCCAGGTGCAGACGCAGGTAAAGTAGCTAAAGCTAGTGATGGTCAAGAATATACTTGGTTAGGTGCCCAGTGGCAAAACAATACTTCAAAGAAGATGGCAACTAAAGCTATTGCACAAGAATTAGGAAATCCTGCTAAGGATGGAGCTGCCAAAGATACAGCACCGCCACAAGCAGACACTGACCAAGACGGTAAAGATGATGCAACTGGTCAGCCAATGAAACCCGCTGGTGCTGGACAACCTGCAACTGCTGGTGACCCAGGAACAACAACAGCTATAGACTTAAAAACATTGGCAGGCGAAATTAAACAAGCAGGTCCAGAAGTAGTAGCACTAGTGATAGCTCAACTTACAGCTAAAGCTCCTGCAGCACCTGCTAAAGCTCCTGTAGCTAAAGCTAAAGCACCTGGAGCGCCTACTCAAGCAGCTAATGTTGCAGCTAGGCGTAAGAAAGTTTCCGCAAGTATAGATACTGAAATTGATTCGTTGATTGCTGAATTAGACGCAGTTATGCGTTAGAAGAATGGGAGACCGCTTGTTTTAGTTGTTTCTAAATTTTCTTTAACAATGTCACTCATTAATGATCTATCATCATGACAAGTAGCGAAGCCTTCATCAAGAGTCATACCTCCACGCATATACCAACAAAGTTTCATAACTTCTGATCTAATCTCTTTTTGTTGGTTTTCCATATGCTTAACTTCTTCTAGGATCTCAGCCACCGACCAGGCTAGGATCCTTATGCGAAAAAATTTGATTGATCAAAGGTGATTGGAATTTCCCACTCAGCAGGAGCACCTGCTTCGATATCTTCTTTGGAAGATTTAACTTGGATAGGTTCAAGACTAAACTTAGCTCTTTGAATATCAAGATGATCTGTAATAAACTTAAAAAACTCTTTGTCAGTATTTTTAATAAATTCGTCAATGTGTTCTCTATCACTAACAGTAGTATCGCCAATCTGAATTGAATGAATACTTTTAGCAAGAACTGTAATTGTAAGATCTGTAAGTTTCTTAAAGCTTTGATTAAACTTGCCTAATTTTTCTTCATCGGGCATTGTTTCGTCATTAACTAACGCAAAGATACGTTGCTCTTCAAACGTTTTTAAACTACTATCGGTAAATTCTCTATAGCTTAATGGTCTAATAGTAACTTGCATATCGTTAATAGTAACAACGTTTTCGTATTCAACAGTTACTAGCTTGTTAAGCATTTGACGTAAATCTACTCCAAAAGTTTTATCTTCGCCTGTGCCAGGCTCTTTAGTAGTAATCTCCATGTCGTCACCGTAAGTTGCAATACGTATAGCAATTAATGAAGCATCTAGATCAATACTAGGCATTTGCCAAGGATCAACAATGCTTGGAATGCAACTTTTAATCATTTCAACAGTAGCTTGCCCATTAAGCAAAGCATCTGGAGTCTTCATAGTAAGTTCATCTCTTGCTGTCATTGCGTACACTGGCAATTCGCCATTCTCTGGCAGGTTAAGTGTACCATCTGTGTAGAATTTACCTTTACTAGGTAAAGTAATATATACTTTAGGTTGCCTAAAGTATTTTTTTAATGGATTTGCTTCCATTGAAGTCTGGTTCGAATCTGCCATAACATTTCTCCGTATAAATACAATATGTAAATACTTATGTCAATTATTTATATACGTAGTTAACTTGGATGATAGAACGTGGCAGAACAAACAGAAATTAGTAATGTAGGCGGTGATGGTGTAGCTAGTGAAGTTACTCTATTAAGGCTTGTCAGCACGATTGAAGCGTGGGCAAAGAAATCTGGCGTTGATCCAAAGGCTGAAGCTGCCAAATTACAGAAGCTACATAATGAAGCAGTTAAAAGCGGCATTACTACATTCGATGATACTAGAACAGGTTTAAACAAGTTTGGCAAATCTACTGGTAAAGCTACAACAAGCTTAAATAAATTTTCTAGAGCAGCTATGGGTGCAACTTTAGGAGCATTGTCTCAAGTTGCAGGCGCACTTAAAGGAATAGGCAACGAGTTACTACAAGGTGGCGATAACGTTGGCGACTTTACTAAACACATTCCGTTACTTGGTTCTGCTCTTGCACCTCTTGCTGGATTAATTGATAATAGTGTTGAATCTTATAGACAGCTATCTAGTGTAGGTGGTAACTTAGGAAATAGTATAACAGGTGTAAGAAAAGCTGCTGCGGCTATGGAAATGAACATGGATGAGTATAGTTCCTTTATTGTAGGAAACTCAGAAGCGTTAAGGATGCTAGGCGGAACAGTAGGGCAAGGACAAGAACGTTTTAAAAGGATGAATGAGAATATAAAGAAGTCGGGAGACTTTTCATCTTTAAAGAATTTAGGTTTTACTGTTACTGAAGTTAACGAAGGTATGGCAGACTATATTCAATTGCAGAGAAACTTAGGTACGCTTGAAAAGAAAACTGATGAAGAACTAGCTGCAGGATCAGCTGATTATTTAAAACAAATTGATATGCTTGCAAGAGTAACAGGCATGACCCGGAAAGAAGCAGAAGCTTCATTAGCATCGCAGGCTACTGAAGCAGGACTAAGGGGAATGCTAAATGCATTTAGAAATGCTGACGGCACCTTAAGTGAAGGTGGTAAAAATCTTCAAATCAGTATGGGACTACTTGACAAAGTCGGCGGCGTTGCAGGTGACGCTATGAAAGACATGATAGATGGCACCATGAACCACGAAGCAACCGGTAAGTTTTTAGCGGCATTAGGTGACGGCGGTCCAGCAGTTCAAGAAGCTTTAAAACAAATAGGACAAGGTGCTGATCCGCAAGTCTTACTAGATGCGTTTAAGACTGCTGGTGGCTCCTTAGAAGAATTTGCTAAGATTGACACTGGTGATAAAATTGCAGATGCACAATCTAGAAGAGCATTTATTGAAAGCATAAGACAGTCACAACCTGAAGTAGCCGCTGCATTAGATGCTGCTGTTCAGATGAAAGAATTAGGGGGAATGAACCTCAAGCAAGCTAAAGAAGATCAAAAGAAAGCAGACGCAACAACAAAGTCTATGACTACGTTCGAAGACTCTATTAAGGGATTACGCGGCACTATTCAAACAGCACTTATGGATAGTGGATTATTTGAAATGCTTGGCACAGCAATGGGCGAACTTGGAGATCTGTTTGCTTCACCAGAAATGAAAGAAAGTATTCAAGATATTGCAAAAGTTATTAAAACTACTATCGGCGAATGGATGGCTGTCTTTAAAGAAGGCGGACTAAAAGCTGTTTGGGATAAAGCAATTGGTGGCTTAAAAGATATGCTTGGCGATATATTCAGCTCAATGTTTTCAAGCGGAACAGTAATTAAAGGACTTGTAATTGCAGTTGGAGCATTGTTTGCAGCCAAGTTAGTTAAAAATGCCCTGTCAAAATCACTTGGCGGTATCGGCAAATCATTAGGCTTTGGAGGCAATCCTGCAACATCAGGTAAAACTCTTCCTATGGGTGGAGGCGGTGGCGGCATGGGCGGCGGTGGCAAAGCTGGTGGCGGTGGTGGCCTTGGAAAAAGCATTGGCGGCATCGGTAAAGGAATAGGTAAAGGCCTTGGCGGCATACTAAAAGGTCTAGCAGGAGGTATTTCAGCATTTGCTAATCCAGCAGTTGTATTAGGTGCAGCGGCATTAGGTGCAGCAATAGTATTAATAGGCGGCGCAATTGCAGGCGCTGTTTGGATGGTCGGTAAATCATTGCCTACTATGGCAGACGGCATGCAGTCTTTTGAACAATTAGACGGTGCTAAATTAATATCAGCAGGAAAAGGCATGGGAGCAATTGCTCTTGGTATGGCTGCATTTGGTGCAGGGTCAGCAATTAGCGGACTAGGAAGTTTAGTAGGAGGTATTGCAGGAGGTATTGGTAAACTGTTTGGAGCAGATGATCCATTAACTAAAATGGAAGAGTTCTCTAATGCTAATATTGATGGAGCAAAGGTTAAAACAAATGCAGAAGCACTAACAGCATTTAGTACTGCTATGTCAGCAGCGTCTAGTGCATCTAATGCAGGACTTTCAGATATTGCCGGTGCAATTGCCGGTGGTATTGCAGGATTCTTTGGAGCAACAGATCCAGTAGATCAATTAAAGAAGTTTGGCGAAGCAGTAATTGATACTAAGAAAGTTGAATTAAATGCAGCTGCGATGATAGCATTTAGTACAGCGATGGCTACTGCTACAAAACCTCCAGAAGGTGTAACATCAGCAATTGGTAGTGCAATTGCTGGATTCTTTGGCGCCACTAATCCAGTAGAGCAATTAAAACTATTTGGTGACACTAAAATTAATTCAGCCCAGGTTGCTACTAACGCTGGCGCTATGATAGCGTTTAATACAGCAATGAGCGGTGCAGTAACTATTGACCAAACTATTTCAGGAGCTATCGGCGGCGCAATAAACACCTTAATGGCAAATAGTCCAATAGATCAACTTGTTAAGTTTGCAGCAGTAGCTATTGACGGTGTTGCAGTTAAGTCAAATGCAGAATCTATGATAGCATTTGGAACAGCAATGTCAGCAATGCCTGGTAAGATGCCAGGTGATGGAGCGTTTGCATCTTTTGGTAAAGCTATTGCTGGCTTCTTTGGTGCAGACACCCCGTTTGATCAAGTAAAAGATTTTGGTGATATGGATCTTAACTCTGCAAAGGTTAAAATAAATGCAGAAGCTATGGTATCGTTTGGTAACGCAATGTCTTCACTTCCAACTGGAATGGGAGAAATAACCTTACACAAGCACTTTGCTAGTAGAATGCAAGACTTAGGCGAGACTAACCCAGACGGAATAAAAGCTGTAGGCGTAGCATTAGCAAGTCTTGGATCTGCTCCTGGACTAGAATCAAGCTTAAAAACATTAAAATCTGCATTAGATGCTGATGCAGCTGACGATTATAAAGATTCTATTGTAGAACTAAAGGATGAATTCAAAAAATTAAACGATGAAATGGCTAAGTCAAACAAACTTGCCAACACTCGTGCTGGCAGAGCTGCCAGCAAGGCGGCCTCAGAAAGCTCAGATCAGTTAAATACTACGATGACAAACATACAGACTATTTTGTTAGAACTGAGTTCTGATGCAAAGGATACTCGAAAGTTTACTAAGCAACTTGCTGATGAAGTATAGTACGGAGAAAAATAAAAGATGAGCTGGAAAAAATACTTTACACCTGTTCCAACAGGCGATAATCAAAACGGTAGTTACAGCCCATTCACTGCTCGTAACAGTGGCAACCTTGCAGGCCCTGCAAAAACAAATTATTCTAGCTACTTGCCAGATGTATATGTTGGCAGTCCAAACAGAGTTGAGCGTTATAGCCAATATAACACTATGGACCAAGACAGTGAAGTTAATGCTGCACTTGACATCCTTGCTGAGTTTTGTTCGCAGAAAAATAAGTCTAACAATACACCTTTCCTTGTTGAATATAAAAATAAAGCAACCAACAGTGAAATAAACATTATTGGACAGTACTTACAGCAATGGAATAAACTACAACACTTTGAAACAAAGATTTTTAGAATACTTCGTAACGTATTTAAATATGGAGATCAGTTTTTTGTAAGAGATCCAGAAACTAAACGCTGGTTTCATGTTGATCCAGCAAACGTAACACGTATTATTGTAAACGAAAGCGAAGGCAAAACTCCTGAGCAGTATGTTATTAAGAATGTAAACTTTAATTTTAAAGACGGTATTGCTACTACTCCGTATAACACAAACGGAAACATTGGAAACGCAGGAACTAATCCAGGAAGCACACTAACTGGCGGCCGTGGACAAGTAGGACAGCCTAATGCATCAGCTAGCGGAAGTAGATTTACTACTGACGATGGTGAGATGACAGTAGATGCAAAAGATGTAGTGCATTTAAGTTTATCAGAAGGATTAGACAACAACTATCCGTTTGGTAATAGCTTACTTGAAACTATCTTTAAAGTATACAAGCAAAAAGAATTATTAGAAGATGCTATTATTATTTACAGAGTACAACGTGCTCCAGAAAGAAGAGTATTCTATGTTGATGTGGGTAATATGCCATCTCACCTTGCTATGCAATTTGTAGAGCGTGTTAAGACGGAAATTCATCAAAGACGAATTCCATCGCAGACTGGGGGCGGAACTAATGTCATAGACAGTTCATACAATCCTTTGTCAATCAACGAAGATTACTTCTTTCCACAAACTGCTGAAGGGCGTGGATCAAAAGTTGAAACATTACCAGGCGGTACTAACCTTGGAGAAATTGATGACCTTAGATATTTTACTAATAAGCTCGTACGTGGTTTACGAATCCCTAGCAGCTATCTACCAACCGGGGCTGACGACAGTGCTGCTCAATACAATGATGGAAGAGTCGGAACAGCCTATATACAAGAATTAAGATTTAATACATATTGTGAAAGGCTACAAAACTTAGTTGTTGAAGAGTTTGATCAAGAGTTTAAACGATATATCCTTGAAAGAGGAATTAATATCGACACAGCAATGTTTGATCTTAAATTCCAACCACCACAGAACTTTGCAAGCTATAGACAAGCTGAAATAGATAATGCTCGTGTACCAACATACACACAAATGGCAGCTATTCCTTACATGTCAAATAGATTTGCACTTAAACGTTTCTTAGGTATGAGTGACGAGGAAGTTGCAGAGAATGAACGTATGTGGCGAGAAGAAAATGAAGAGAACTTAGAGCCTATTCCAGGTGAAGCATCAACTGAAATGAGAGATGCTGGTATTAGTCCATCAACAATTGGTGGCGATCTCGGCGGCATGGAAGACGAAGTTGAAGGCGATGGCGAAATGCCAGTAGACGGTGGCGAAGGTGCATCACCGGATACAGTTACAGGCGCTGAATTAGGTGCGGCACCGGCAACGGACCAAACGGTATAAATAACAGTATGATACTACGAGAATTATTTTATTTTGATAAAGAGTCTGTTGAGGCAGTAGACGATAAACGCTACGAGCCGGAGTATGACGATTCACCTATGAAAAAGAGCGACACACGTAAGACTCGTTTAAAACTGTTTCAAATTAACAGGTTACGTAAATCATCTGAACTACATACAGAGGAAAAGCAAAAAGAACTTGAGTTCGTTAAGCAAATGTATGGTATTGCAGCTAACGCAGAAGCTGTATAAAGAGATGAATGAAAAAATATATTCCTGGTGAAACTAAAGCACAGCGTAAAGTCCGCAAAAATCTAAACAAAAACCCTAACACAACAAAACAAACTACTGTAGAGACAGTTAAGACTGTAACTAATCAACATAACATTGCATTTGTAATTGGCAATGGTACCAGTAGAAATCCAATAAGCTTAGAAAGTTTACGACCATTAGGCGAAATATACGGATGTAATGCTGTATACAGGGATTTTATGCCTGATCATCTTGTAGCAGTTGATACAAAAATGGTTCTTGAAATTAACAAGGCAGGAATACAACATCGTGTTCCTACATGGACTAATCCTAATCGTGCATACAATGAAATGACAGGATTTAACTTCTTTCAACCATCAAAAGGTTGGAGTAGCGGCCCTACAGCACTATGGTTAGCATCTGATACAACAAAATATGATACTATCTATATTTTAGGATTTGATTACGAAGGAACAGGTACATTAGTAAATAATATTTACGCAGGCACACAAAACTATAAGGCACCAACAGAAAAAGCAACGTATTATGGCAATTGGCTCAAGCAGACCATAATTACTTGCCAGAATAATCCAGAAAAGAGATATATAAGAGTAGTAGGAGACAGTTTTATTACTCCTCCGGAGTTATTGAAACTAGAAAATATCGAGAATATGTATGTTAAGGATTTTAAAAATTCCTTTAATATCTGACAAAATATTGAAATGGTTCGTTTTGAGCCTATAACTACGTGCTTTTCTGTGAATAGAGTAAATATATTATGACAGCCCATACCCAATCGGTATGTACAATACATTTAATAGGAGAGTAAAAATGGCAGATCGCAATAAATTTGAACATATGCTAGAATTGCTTGTCAATGAAGACAAGGAAGCAGCAGAAAAATTATTCCACGAGATTGTGGTAGAAAAATCCAGAGATATCTATGAAGGTCTTTTAGAAGACGACAAAGATGTTGATGAAGCATCAGACGAAGAAGTTGAAGAAGCTTCTAAAGATGATGACGAAGATGAAGATGACGCAGTTGATGAAGCTTCCGATGAAGAAGTTGAAGAAGACGACGACGAAGAAGTTAAAGAAAACTTTGACTTAGACGAGTTTGAAGTCGAAGCTGATCCAATGGATGTAGGCGGCGATGCAACTGACGAATTAGAAAAAGATCTAGACGGCGATAGTGATGACGACGACGATGACGCACCAGAAGGTGATGTTGAAGATCGTGTTGAAGACCTAGAAGACGCACTAGACGAACTAAAAGCAGAATTTGAAAAAATGATGTCAGGTGACGAAGGCGAAGACGACGGCGAAGAAGCTGACGACGATGCTGAAGGCGGCGAAGAAGATGATGCGGGCATGCCAGATTTAGGTATGGACGACGAAACTGAAGAGTCTGCAGGCGAAGAGCCTTTCCAGGCAACAATTACACCTTTATCAGCTGGTGAGCAAATGCGTGAATACGTAGAAAAAGTATCAGCTAAAATGGGCGACAACGGAGCAAACACTAAAAGTTCAGTTGCAGGCTCAAATAACATGGGCGGCACAGCAGGCAACTTAGTACAAGGTACTGAAGAGTCAGGTGGCGAGCATGCTGGTCTAGGCGATATGAACGCTAAGGACCAAGACGGCGGCAATGTAAATGTACCAGGCGGAAAAGCTTCTAAATCTTTAAAAGCAGCTCCAGGCCACGGTGCAGAGAAAAAAGGCAAGCCAGAAGCAGCAGCTGACAAGTCATCGCTTATCGGCAGCAAGTAAGTTAAGGAAGACTGAATGATACAGCTACAAGAGAACTTGACATTTGACCAGGCGAAGATGGTAGTCGAATCTTCCACTGAAGGTAAAGACCTTTATTTAAAAGGTATTATTATCCAAGGTGGAATTCGAAATGCTAATCAGCGAGTGTATCCTGTAAATGAAATTGGCAGGGCTGTCAAAACTCTCAACGATCAAATCACTGGAGGATATAGCGTTCTCGGAGAAGTTGATCATCCAGATGGACTTAACGTTAACCTTGACCGGGTATCGCACATGATTACGGAAACGTGGATGGAAGATGCAAATGGTTATGGAAAAATGAAGATATTACCGACCCCTATGGGACAACTAGTTAAAACAATGCTTGAGAGCGGAGTTAAACTAGGTGTTTCGTCTAGGGGATCGGGTAATGTTTCAGAAGACGGAAGCGGCGAAGTTTCCGACTTCGAAATAATTACGGTAGACGTAGTAGCACAACCAAGTGCTCCAGGCGCTTACCCGACTCCGATATACGAGCACCTAATGAATGCACGTGGCGGAATGAAGGCATACGAAATGGCACAGGCAACAAGACACGATCCAAAGGCACAGAAGTATCTAAAGGAATCGCTAATAAATATTATTAGCAAACTCCAATAAACTAGGAGAAGAAAGTATGATAGATGCACTAAAAACACTTTTTGAAAATGACGTGGTATCATCTGAAATCAAGGCTGAGATTGAAGAAGCATGGAATAGCAAGATTCAGGAAAACAAAATGCAGGCAACTGCTGAGTTACGTGAAGAATTTGCTACAAAGTATGAACACGATAAAGAGACTATGGTCGAAGCTATCGATAACATGCTGTCTGAGCGACTTCAAGAAGAAATTGCAGAGTTTGCTGACGACCGCAAACAACTTGCAGAAGCAAAAGCGAAGTATGCTGTTGCACAACGTGAGAATGCAAACTTACTCAAAGGTTTTGTTGCTGAGCAATTAGTAAACGAAATCAAAGATTTACATGAAGACAAAAAGGTTATGGCTGATAATTATGCCAAACTAGAAGAGTTTATTGTAGATGCCTTGGCTAACGAAATATCCGAATTCCAAGAAGACAAAAAAGACTTAGCCGAAACCAAGGTACGCCTTGTACGTGAAGCTAAGAACCACTTTGCTAAAGTTAAGAAAAACTTTATCGAAAGAAGTGCTACAGCAGTATCTGAAATGGTTGGTAAATCACTGAAAGGTGAAATCCACGCATTGAAAGAAGATATTGACACAGCACGAAAAAATGACTTCGGTCGTAAAATCTTCGAAAGCTTTGCTTCTGAATATGGTACTAGCTACCTAAATGAAAATTCAGAGACTGCTAAACTAATTAAAGTTGTGGACATGAAAAACAAGCAACTTGACGAAGCGAAACAGTTTGTAAAGAAGGCGAAAGCAATCGCTGAATCAACACACGCAGATAAAAAGCGTATTGTTGAAGCAGCAACAAGAAAAGACTTAATTAGCGATTTACTTGGGCCATTGGCAAAAGATCAACGCGAAATTATGACAGATTTACTGGAATCAGTTCAGACCGTGAAATTAAGAACACAGTTTGACAAATACCTACCAGCGGTAATCGACGGTAATACTCCAGCTAAGAAGGCTAAATTAACAGAAGGCACTGAAGTAACAGGCAACAGAAAACAAACTACAACTAGTTCATCACAGCAAGCAAGCGTAGATACGTCAAGCGACAACGTCGTTGACATCAAACGTTTAGCTGGTTTAAATTAAGGAGATAATTATGTCAGAACTACTAGAAAGCCGCTGGCAGGATACGAAAACTGCACTTTTGGAAGGCCTAACAGGCAACAAAAAAGGCGTAATGGCTACCACTTTAGAAAATACCCGTAGGTATTTGTCTGAAACAGCCGTTGCAGGTACAACATCCACCGGTAATGTCGCAACTCTTAACAGAGTTATCCTACCCGTCATCAGACGTGTAATGCCAACCGTTATTGCTAACGAATTAGTTGGTGTTCAGCCTATGACAGGTCCTGTGGGTCAAATCCACACGCTACGTGTTCGTTATTCGGATACGTTCAACGCAGGTGCATCAGGTGCAACTGCTGGTGAAGAAGCACTTAGCCCGTTTAAAATTGCTGAGTCTTATTCAGGTACAACTGCTGGAGTAGCTGCTAACACAGCCGTTCTAGAAGGTGCAGCTGGTAATAAGCTTTCGATCCAAATCTTAAAGCAGACAGTTGAAGCGAAAACTCGTAAGTTGAGTGCTCGTTGGACTTTTGAAGCTGCTCAAGATGCACAATCAATGCATGGCATTGACGTTGAAGCAGAAATTATGGCTGCTTTAGCACAAGAAATTACAGCTGAAATTGATCAGGAAGTAATTTCGAGTCTAACTACTCTTGCTGGTACAGCAGGACAAACTTATGACCAAGCAGCGGTATCTGGTACTGCTACTTTTGTTGGTGACGAGCATGCTGCTTTAGCTGTTCAAATCAACAGAGTATCAAACCAAATCGCTCAGCGTACACGTAGAGGCGCAGGTAACTGGGCTGTTGTTAGTCCTTTTGCACTAACAATTCTACAGTCTGCTACAACTTCAGCGTTTGCAAGAACAACTGAAGGCACTTTTGAAGCTCCAACTAACACTAAGATGGTTGGTACTTTGAATAATGCAATGAAAGTATATGTTAACACATATGCTGCAGACAACGCTAACATTGTTGTTGGTTACAAAGGCTCTAGCGAGTCTGATGCGGCAGCATTCTATTGCCCATACATTCCGCTAATGTCCTCAGGTGTAGTACTGGATCCAGGTACATTTGAGCCAACAGTAAGCTTTATGACACGTTACGGTTATGTGGAGTTAAACAACACAGCATCGTCACTTGGTAATGCAGCTGACTATCTTGGTGCAGTAGCTATTACTTCAGGAAACGTTAGCTTTAGCTAATATTACACTGTAGTAAGACTAATTAAAATAGGTCCTTTAGGGGGCCTATTTTTTTGACTTGTGTTTCACTTTGATAAATACATTGTCAAAGAGAAGAACCTCGATGATGAGGACTTATGCGGACCCGCCGTGTAGACCTAGAACGTCAACTTATTAAGGAGAAAAACAATGGGAAGACCAATTAATAAAAAACATATCGGAGACGGTACAGGAAAGATTCAAGTAACAGCAGTGAGATTCGCAGCCGGCGCAGAAATAGCAGCGGCAACAGAGTCACATATTGTGTCACAGCGTTCAACTAACAAGTTTAACGTTACTGACGGAACCAAGACTGAAGTTTGTACACTAGTTAACAAAACACCTGGAGCGTTAGCTGCAAGTGAATTTTGCATTAACGTTGCAGACAGTGCAGGTGTTACTAAGCAGGTTACTAAACTTCGCAACAGAACAATGCAAGTTGAAGGTAACTCAAGTGCTAAGTGGGCCAGAAGTGCCACAGGTACTTCAACAGCAGTTGAAAAAGCAATTACAGGCGCAACAGCAGCTGACCCAGTTGTTATTACATCTAACGGTCACAACCTTGCAAACGGAACTAAAGTTTCGATTCGCGGAGTAGTTGGCATGGTAGAGCTTAACATTGAAACTGCATACACTGTAGCTGCAACTGCAACAAATACTTTTGCACTAGCAGGAGTTGACGGTAGTGGATTTACTGGTTATACATCAGGTGGCGTAGCAACAGCTGCAGCTACTACAGCTGGCAGTATTGTAGTAGACGCTCAAGCATCGTAATAGGATATAACTAATGTCTAAGTATGTAAATGTACCATCAGGAAATTATAGTCTCGCTGTACAAAACAGCGGAACTATTACACTCAATACTGGTCCTCAAGTAGGATCAGTAATAATTACGGGTGACTTAACTGTGCAAGGTAGTACTACTACAGTTACTTCAGAGAATTTAGAGATTAAAGATAATATCTTAACACTAAATTCAGGAGAAACTGGAACAGGTATTACACTTGACGATTCAGGTTTAGAAATGGATCGTGGTACATTTGTTAATGCATTATTCACATTTAATGAAAACATTCAATGGTCAGATCCTGTAACGGATACTACAAAAACCGGCGGCTTTGTTTTTAAAGATGCAAATAATGCGTTAATAGGTATTAGGACTAATAACATCAATACTGGTGGCGGTGATTTATATTTAATAAACGCCGGCACTGGTACTGTTAGTGTTACTGGTACAGTAGATTACGAAGCTAACGTTTCAGATGACGACGATCTTACTAATAAAAAATATGTTGATGATGCTATTACTAATGCGTTTAGTACTGTTAATATATCTACAATTGGACAAGGTAGTGTAGGAACACAAACAGCTATTGCTATTGCAGACGTAGATGTTTCTGGAGTACCTAGTTATATTGATTTCGCTATTGACGGTGTTGCTAATACTAGACTTTATGAAGATAGACTTGAACTACCAGAGGTTAGAATAGTAGGTTCACTGATTGAAACTACTTCTAGTAACCAAGACATGATTATTAGTTCTCCAGGAACTGGTGTAGTACAAGTTGATGATACTCTGCATATAAGACAAGCAGTATCAACTCCAACAGCACCTGCAGATGGAAACAAACTTTATATGGCTACTGAAGCGTATGGACAAACAGGAATGTTTTTCGTAAATGCACAAGGTACTAGGGATGAACTAATAAGTAAGAATAGAAGCATACTTTATAGTATGATATTTTAGGAAAAAACATGGCAATTATATCCGCACAAGTAAAAACAACAAACACTGACATACTAGACCCAACTGGTGTAGGTTCGCCTGCAGGCGCAGTACCAACTGGAAAAACGTATGCAATTACAAATATGATAATTTGCAATAACAGCACAAGTGCTGCTGCAACACTTGATATTCATTTAGTTAAGAGCGGTACAGCACTATCTAATGCAGTAACAAGAATAGCACATGACTTATCGTTACCAGCAAAAGAAACATTTACATTTGACACTGAAAAAATTATTTTAGATCAAGGTGATAAAATTGTGCTTATTGGCTCGCCCGACATTGGAGCAGGATTATCTAATTTGTCTGCAACTGTAAGCTATTTGGAAGTCTAAAAATGAGATTCCTTAAACAACAAAGTACTAACACACGTGGCACAATTGGCACTGGTATTAGATACACTACTAATAATCAAGCAGTTATTGATGGAACAGAAGCAATTGTTGTACCAATAGGAACAACAGGCCAACGCCCGTCATCGGCTATTAATGGACAAATTCGATATAACACAACAAACAATGAGTTTGAAGTTTATGAGAATAATGAGTGGAAGAATTTAAGATACGCTGAACCAAACCCAGTTGGAATTACTCAACAAAATGTAGGCACAGGTGATGGCTCAGAAACTACATTTGGACCATTAGCAAGTGGAGATCCAGATTATCCAGTTCCGGCAGCTGCACAAAATGTTTTAGTATTAATAGAAAACGTTTTTCAAATTAGTACAACAAACTATACACTTGTACAAAATCCAAGTTCAGGGCCAGGAGCACCTTATGCTACAGGCTATTACATTGTTTTTGGAACAGCAGTCCCAACCGGCAAACCAGTAACAGTTATACATAACTTCGATAAGTAATTCCTATAAATATAGTATAGGAGTTAATAATGGCGCTAGGTAGAATTGGTGGAGGCGTTCTAAAAGATAATTTAGAACGCAACGGATCAAACTTAAATTTTAAAAATACAAGCGGTGCTGTTGCATTACTCCATCTTGACGTTGTAAATTCAAGAGTTGGAATTAATACAGAATCTGCAGCATCTGGTTATTCACTAACATTACCGACTCCTTTATACACACAACATTTTAATGCAGACTATGTTAATACCCAAAACTGGACTATTGATACTAGCAGGATATATCAAAATAGCGGAGATATAAATCTTAGCGGAGCAAACAGTGTATTCCTTTCTGGACTACTAACAGACAACTTAACAGTTAGACAGAATACAATTAGATCTAATCAATCTAATGAAACTATCAGTTTAGAGCCTAGTGGAACAGGAACAGTTGAAATATTTTCAGATTGGAATTCAACTGGTGATGTACATGCAAGCGGAAATATAACCTTCGGTGGTGACTTAGTATTAGGTGACGATGACGATGACACAGTTACTTTTCAAAGCGATGTAAATAGTCATATACTTCCTGATGTTAATGATGTATCGGAATTAGGTGCGTCTAGTAAAAACTGGAATGAGTTACGTGCATCTACATTAAACTCTGCATCTGTTGCAACGCCAGGACTTAATGTTAATACAAATGTAATAACAGCAACCCAACTTAATACTAATTTAAACTTATCTCACACAGTTAGTGGTAAAACAGTTGACGCTAATTTAGTACTACTTAAAAATGGCACTATATCAACCACAGGAATAACTTTAGGATTTGATGTAACAAATGAGTTAAGTATTATATCAACTACAGCATTAACTCTACCAATAGGTGATAGTTTAGCTCGCCCTACTACTGAAGGCGGACTTAGATTTAACAATGCTACAACTTTGTTTGAAGGCAGAGCAGATACAGGATATATGCCACTAGGAGGAGTATACTCAGATGATAGTCAAACTAGTTTAACTGCTCACCCTACTAATGATACTATACTATTTCGTGCAAACAACACTACTTCTGGAGTAGTAAACTCAACAGGAATAGAGCTAAATGCGTTACAAGTTGGTGACGTTAATTTTAACGGAAGTACTCTTACTACTACAACAACTGATACTAATCTAAACTTAGTACCAGCAGGAACTGGAAAAATAGTTATTGATAATATTACTTTTAATAGTGATGGTACTATTACTAATACTACTAATACTGTATTAACTATTGATCCTACAGGACAAGGCTATCATAAAGTATTAGGAACTAACGGAGTTGTAATTCCTTATGGTACTGACGGCGAACGCTGGGCTGCACCTGCAATAGGTGATACTAGATGGAATACTGATTTGTCAATTTTAGAAACTTGGAACGGCACACAATATATTGGTTCAGCAGGAGCCAGCGGCACAGTTACCGCAGAATACGCTGCTGATCTCTTCTTACAGTATACAATTATACTAGGTTAATTAATCCCCCATTTCGATAAATACTATTGCTGCAACGTATGACCTTACATGCAGTGACACACTGTGGTTAACCAGCAAAGAGCCCTTAGGGGATGAGAGTTTGGCTAGAGGGACAGGATCCCCGTATTGAGGAGAGAAGATGGCTATTGGTCGCATTAGTGGTCCGCTCTTAAAAGCAAATCTACTTCGTGAGGGAGTAAACTTAGCTTTTGAGACAGATTTACTATATCTAGATGTTAATAACAGCCGCGTTGGTATCAACAACGCAAGCCCCCAATACGATTTAGATGTTACAGGAACAACCAGAACACCCGGTCTACAAGTTAGTGGAACTGCTTCTATTGGCAATGTACAATTTAGTGGAAGTACAATTAGTACAACCGCTAATACACTTGTATTAGGAACAGCAGACAACGTTGTTTATAACAAACGATTAACTATTGACACAATTGATATTACAGATAATATCATTTCAACAAACGCATCTAATGCAAATATAGAATTTGTTCCGAACGGTACTGGTACTGTTGAAATAATCGGAAACACAAATGTTCACGGAAATATTACAGCAACAGGAAATATTACAGCAAATGGTAATATTACTATTGGTGATGCTGATACTGACAACGTAACATTTAATGCTGACGTTGCAAGTAACATTATACCAGATACTACTAACACATATAATTTAGGGTCTGCTACAAAGAAATGGAATAATGCATATATTAATGATGCTATAGTTACACAAGCAAACGTAGGTGACATAAACATTGGATCATCTACTATACAAACATCAGTTTCAAATGCAAACTTAGAGTTACGTGCAAATGGCACAGGTAGTATAGTAGTAGATGATTTAAGTTTTAAAAATGCAGTAATTACAAGTACAGGCGACCTTACACTTGCTCCTGCAAACGGAAATGTAAGTATAACAGGAACAGGATCATTAAAACTTCCTGCTGGTACAACAGCTCAACGTCCGACCGCTGCCCCTGGTAAATTAAGATATAACAGTGATACAAACAGCTTTGAAGGATACAATGGTTCTAACTGGATTGTACTTAACGGTGTGCAAGACCTTGATGGCAATACTAATGTTACAGCAGAATTAACACCTGGTGCAAATGACGATACTATAAGATTTAATGTTGCTGGTAGTACAATAGTAGATATCACTAGCACACGTTTAAATGCTCCAAAAGTAACTGTAGATGACATAGTAATTAATGGAAGTACTGTTAGTACTATTACTGCTAATACAGATTTAAACTTAGATGCAAACGGCACAGGTAGCGTAGTATTTGATAGTACGCTAAGTATTAAAGACAACACTATAACAAACTTAACTAATAATGGAATAACTACTTTTGCCCAAAGCGGCTCAGGCTATTTAAAATTTGCAGGAACAGGTGGATTTGTTATGCCTGTAGGAACATCAGCACAACGTCCTGCAGCAGTTGAAACCGGAATGATGAGATATAATACAGAAGAATCAAGAGTAGAAGTTTATGACGGATCGTGGGGATCAGTTGCTGGCGCAGGTGCAGGTATTTCTCAAGGCGATGCTGAAAATATTGCATTAGAATTAATCATAAGTTTAGGATAATAGAATGGCAACAACGTTTAGAAATAAAGTAGTAAAAGATATTGGAACTATGAAAATAGTTGCAATAACAACTAACGGTAGTACACGCTCAACGATTATTGGAATTAGCCTAGCAAATACAACTAGGAGTGCAGTAAGTGTAAGCATACTAATTGGTGACGATGCAAGCAGTGAAGGGTATTATTTAAAAGATGTATTCTTGCCACCTAACTCAACACTAAAACCGTTAGGACCGGCAGAGAAATTAATTTTAGCACCAACTAACACATTACTATTGCAGTCAAACAAAGAAAACTCAGTTGATGCTGTTATAAGTTACGTAGACATTGTTTAAGGAAAAGTAAATGGCATATATAGGAACATCACAAGAACAATATTTCCTACAAAATGGGGAGAGATATTTTTACGGTTTGCGTAGGACTGATAACGGTGAATTATTTTTATCTAAAATAGATCAACTAGATCAAGACGATATGGTACAGATTAATAAGATTGGTGATCCTACACAAAACTTTCCTAACTTTGAACAAGGGCAACAGTTTTTTGAAGGTAGAGATTACGTACATAATTTAGTGTATGAAAATCTTAATTACGAACAATTTAAGCACGATGACAGAGACATGTTTTATTATGTTAATGATGAAGGTGAACTATGTCTAAGAGTTAACGAAGACCACACTTATGATGATGGCTCATCATCAAGCGGCGAAACAGTATACTAGGTAGGAAAAACTAATGGCAGAATTTAACATTGAAAGAATTAGGTTTAGATGGAAAGACATCTGGGCTATTTCTACTCCGTACATAAAAGATGATATTGTTATCTATCAAGGTAAATCATTTGTTTGTTTAATTGGACATACTTCATCAAGTGATGTTAGTGGTGGATTTTATACAGCCCTAGAACATGCAAATCCTAAATGGGAATTGCAACTTGATGGATTTGTTTGGCGCGGGGATTGGGTTAACCAAACTTATTACAGCACTGGCGAAATGGTTAAATGGGAAGGATATATTTATAGATGTATCACTGCCCACACGTCAAATGTTGTTACATCACAAGGTGTGCATACAGATTACTCAAAATGGACTATTGTTGCATCTGGTGACAAATGGCAAAATGCATGGCAACAAAACTTTTTTTACGATCTAGGTGACGTAGCTATATATAACGGTATAACATATCGTTGTATTGCAAAACATAATTCAGCAGCCACGTTTGCACTTGGACTAGAAGACGATCAAGCGTCATGGGAAATAGTAACACGTTCTGACAATTGGAGAACAGATTGGACTGTAAGCACAAGATATGTTCTCGAAGATGTTGTAAAGTATAACGGTACTGTTTATCGCTGTACAACACATCACGAATCAGCAGCAACTCCTGCACTTGGGCTAGAAGCAGATCAATCTAAGTGGGAACAAGTAATTGATGGTATTGAATACAGATCGACTTGGGCTGCAGGTATTAGATATATAAAAAATGACTTAGTTAAATACGGCGAAACAGTATGGAAATGTACTACTGGTCACACTTCTGAAACATTGTTTAGAACCGATCAAGCATCATCATATTGGACAGCATGGCTTCCAGGGTTTGGTTATGAATTAGTTTGGTCCGAAGCTATAGAATATCAAAGAGGCGATATTGTACTCTACGGCGGCTATGTGTACACTTGTTTAGAAAACAATTTAAATAGTGTTCCTAGTGTAAATGGAATTGTACAAAATACAGGTAACTGGGAACTATTAAAACAAGGTTATAAACACCAAGGTTATTAC